TACTCATAGCGATAGTTCTATCGGTATGGTTTTCGTACTCTGCCATCTCATCTTTTATCATTTGTATTGCTTCTTGCTTTACATCAGAGTTATAGATGCCGATGTCAAATGCACGCTTATTTACTGGTACTTGCATTTTGCCTCACTTTCCTAGCTTGTTTTTTAGCAAGTCGCCTTTTGTTACGAGCCGACATGCTTGGAGAATCGAATACAACTTTGTTATTGTATTTTCCCCTACGAGCTTTTGATATTTGTCTGTTGGGTAATCCACCACTCATTAGTACCACGCTCCCATAACAACTTTTCTACCAGAGTTTCGTAGCTCATAAATATAAGCTATAAGCTCTCTAAGTTTGAGTTGTTCTTTTACTTGAATTTGATGTCCATATCTGTTGATATGAACACCACTACCATAAGTTTTATCGACAAACATATTTGTCATTAACTTAAAGTAATCATTATCAGTCCAATATTGCGAATTATAAAGTGATAAACCACTGTATTGTTCAACTAAGTCATCATAGACTTTGCCTCTAAATGAGTAGTTATCATCAGTCATAATCCCACCACATAGACTTGAAGTTATTTCAGCTAACTTCTTGTCTTTGATTGGCTCTTGTTTTTCATAGATTAGGTTATCTAATCCCATTGTTATCTCCTAACTTTTCTTAGTACTGTGGTTGCACGAACACTTTACAAACTGTGCTTTATAGTTTGGTTGTCATCTAGCATTTTGTTTTTCTTAGTAAGATATTAGGTTTTAAAACCAGAGCACGCACTAGAATCAATGCGACTCTACCTTACTATCCAAACATACACAGTTCGTAAAGTGTTCTATAACAACCTATGGCGGTACCGGTTGAAAACAGGGCATGCAGTTAAACCAAATACCGCCTTAGCTTGTTATCTGTTTATATTAAATAGATGCTCACGCTCTCTTGGGAAAGGTGTTGATATGTTACTCTCTAATCCAATATGACCTTTATTACCAGTTGCTTTGACATTGTTGATAATAGTTCGTATTGGGTTGTGTAATTGTATAACACGATTACCACCGATTGCGTGAGTTAGTGTAACTGTATTTCCATCATCATATCCTAGATATTTTTTGTCAGGTAATAAGTTATCACAATCTGCTATTGCAATATATTCGTTCACAGTTTCCTCATTTCTAGTATTGTATAAATACCATAAGGCGTTCTCGTTTAAGAACGCCCTAGCTATTTACTAATCTGCTTTTGAAAAGTAAAGTTCAGCTGATTGTTTATGATATGTAGTTTTGCATTCGCAATCTACATCTCCATAAAATGAGCCTGTATGCACAAATGGTATTCTACAACCAGTTTGCTCATACTCGTTCTCAGCTATCAGAAGTTTCAATCCCTTAACCATGTCTGATAGGTTTTCTACTTCTTGTGTAGCCTTTTCCAAATCAGCTTGTGCAGAGATTATTGCACCCTCAGCAACTGATTTATTTTTCTTTGCAGTTTCTAGCTCTGCGATTTTAGTTTCAATGATATTTCTATCCATTTTTTTTCCTACTTTCTTTATAGTTAGTGATACTTGTATAAGTATCTATCTACCCACACTTTCGCATGGGTAGTTAGATAATTATTGTGAGTAATCGCCACGCTCACAATTATCACACCAATGGAAGTGTGTATCTTTGACTTGAACTTTCAAGCCATCGATATTAAACACACCACCTTTTGAAGCAACTCTGCTACTTCTAGCAGTTTTGCAGGTAGGACAAATTGAAGTCATATAGACTCCTTTCTGTTTTTAGTTTTTGGCAGTTTTGATTTGTCATTGATACATAGGTATCTATCTAGCCACCGGTTGTGATGGCTAGTTAGATAATTACTTTAGAAGCGTTGAGAATCTATTTGCAGTGATTCTGTTTTCTTCACGCTGATTTGATAGTCTGTTAAGTCTGCCAAACCAAAGATTATATTCTTCAGTTTTACCTTTACCTAAGTCATCAAGCACTCTCATTTTGTTTATGATTTTTTGTGCATCATCTTGCATTCTCTCATACTTAGTGTCTAAGTCGTTGATTGCTTCTTGTATTTCTTTGTTTGTTATTTCCATTTTGGAATCTCCATTTCTTTTAAGTTAGTGGAACTGATTGTTCCATAAGGCGGTCATCTCTAACCGCCCTAGCAAAAATCAGAACTTTGAAATATTTAACTAAGGTTTTCATCTCATCACATTTGCAACTGTCTTGGCTCTTATCGTAGTAAGGGCTTACCGCTAGGCTCATGTGTTGCTGAACTAGGAACTCCGGTCAATCGTGGGTGGCGATTGCAACAATCAGTAATGGAATCATGTTGGGCTAACCAATGCTCGCAACGAGCTGGTACAGTATTTGTACGAGGTGAAAAATTTTTAGACTTTGAGGGAGTGAAGTGCCAACCACTTGTATCGCACACCACCGGTCGAGGTGGAAGTTCTAGCGTTATTTGTTAATTCATACTAAGTATTTTAAATCAATAATTAAAGATTATCAATTAAAGATTATCAAATAATACTGAAATAACTGCACTTGCTCTGTAAAACCCTTTAATATAAGGACACATAGGACTGTTTTTTGGCTAAAAAAAACTTTAAAAAATTGAAAAAAATTTGCTGAAAATAGAGCTAAAAAGTGCTTTGAACTTTACTTGTACTCACTTTGTCGTGGGTGGTGTATTATAGGAGATATGAGTATGGATAAACCGCAGATGAAACTTCGCTATAAGTTTCTTGATGAATCTGTATGGCAAAGATTGAATCAAGCTATAAGCGTTGGAGCATACATAGAAGATGCTTGTGTTTTTGCTGGGATAAGTTCAAGACAGTTTCGTAGGTGGAGAGAACTAGCTGAACAGGGTGTTGAGCCATACGCAGAGAAGTGGGAAGAGATAAACAAGTCAGAATCCCAAGCTATTGTTAGAAACCTTTTCAACATACAGAACGCAAGTAACAATGGAACATGGCAGGCAAGTGCTTGGCTACTTGAAAGAAAATATCCAGATAAGTATGGAAAGAAAGATACTGTTAATATTTTAGATAATCAAAACAACTTTGATGTAGAATTGTACTGGAGTGATGGTAATAAGTTTGTTGAGGGCGAAGTAGTGTCCGATATGTCCGATACAAAAAAAGAGGAAAATGATGGCGAATCCTAAAGAGTTTGATGATACTAATGAAAAGTTTATAGATATTGTATTGGCTAATGATTGGGATTTTCCGGTCGAAGTACATGAAGAATATGTTGCTGAAGATATATTTGCTGGTGGCTTTATGGTCTTACCAGTTCCGCAGGAAGTAATCTTGTTTTGGCAACAACTGTTGGACACGCAGGGAGATGATGGAAACTTCTTTAGCGACTGATGGTGGAGTTAAACCTTTTAAGGTAAAACTTCCTGAACTGCATACAGGTCAGCTTGATGTTGCTTCAAGTAACGCTAGGTTTAAAGTTCTTGTAGCTGGTAGGCGTTGGGGTAAGACTAGGCTCGGTGTTTGGTTATGTATTGCTAAAGCTATGCAGGGCAAAAGAACTTGGTGGGTTGCACCTACATACGCTATGGCTCTTGAGGGCTGGAAAGAAATAAGAACTCTTGGTGTAGATTATGGTTGCGTTGTCAAAGAGTATGAGAAAACTTTATACACTCCAACAGGTGGGCAAGTAACAGTTCGTTCCGCAGATAATCCGGATAGGCTTCGTGGTGCTGGTCTTGATTACATTGTGCTTGATGAGTGTGCATATATTAAAGAAGATGTATGGAAAGAAGTGCTTAGACCTACGCTTACAGAGAGGCGTGGTGGTGCATTGTTTATCTCTAGCCCTAAAGGTTATAACTGGTTTTCTAGGTTGTATGATGATGCTGAAAAGTATAGTGATTGGTCTAGATGGCAACTTCCTACTAGCACTAATCCTTTTGTACCGCTTGAAGAACTAGATATTGCTAAGCGTGAGATAGGTAGCTTCTTGTATTCTCAAGAGTATGAGGCACAGTTCGTTGAAGCTAAAGGCGGTATATTTCACAATGAATGGTTTAGATACTATACAACTGGTAGCAAGTTAGGTTATGATGAAGCTGGTTATGAAAAAACAATACAAACGCTTACAAGTGATGTGGGAGAACTTGAGATGGAATCTTGCAGGCGTATTACAACAGTGGACTTGGCTACTTCAACAAAAGAGTCGGCAGATTATACAGTTGTTACTACGATTGCAGTATCTCCCCAACAAGATATATTTGTACTTGAAGTCAATCGGCAAAGATTAGAAGCACCGCAAGTTCTTAAATTATTACAAGATACCTATGACAAGTGGCAACCGGAAGTTATCGGTATTGAAAGAGCTGGGTATCAACTTGCATTTGTGCAGATAGCAAGACAACAAACTTCCTTACCTATTCGTGAGCTTAGGGCTGATAAAGATAAGTTGAGCAGAGCGTTGCCTTTATCTGCTAAGATGGAAGCTGGACAAGTCTATTTTCCAAAATATGCTGAATGGTATTTGGAATTAGAGAAAGAGCTACTACAATTTCCAGCAGGAGAGCATGATGACCAAGTTGATAGCTTGGCATACGCTATATTGCAAGTAGCCAGAAAAAGAGAGTTTAGAGCATATTGATGAACACAATAGGATTGGCTTTGGGTGGGTTGTTCCTTTGGGTGTGTTCAGCAATCCACTCTTAGCCATAAGGAGATAAGTTGGCAGAAAGAAGAACATTACAAGACATAATATTCGGTAGAGCTAACCGAGTTGATGAAACTAAAAGAATTAATTTTTTTCGTGATGATGATTCTTTGTATAACAATAATTCATTTATTCAGGGCTGGAATACACAAGCAGGTAACTTTGATGTAAGCACTATGGGTAATGGTGCATCTAACTCGGCAGTAGTTGCATGTCTGCAAACTTTAGGTATGTCCTTTTCTGAAGCTACCTTAATGGTTAAGTCTTTTGACAGTGATGGTCTTGAACAAGTTGTAGCTAACCACCCTTTTACTATTCTTATGAGGCGACCTAATCCATACATGTCCGGTGATGTAGTGCAACAATATATTATTAATGCGATGCACATTAGCGGAGATGCATATTTGATAAAGCAAAAGAATAACGCTGGACAAGTGGTTGCTCTCTATCCACTTATGCCGGAACAAGTTGAGCCTAAAGGTAATGATGATGAACTTATTACACATTACGAATACGAAACTAACAACAAACAAATTATGGTTATGCCTAATGACATGGTACATATTCGATTAGGACTAGACCAAACTAATCATAGAAAAGGTTTTGCACCGCTTCGTTCTGTTCTTAGAGAAATATATGGAGATGAATCTGCTGGACAGATGGCTACTGCACTTCTTGCTAATAGTGGTGTGCCTAATGTTGTTATCTCTCCTAAACAAGATTTTGGTTTAACTGAAACTGAAGCCGAACAAGTGCAAAGGGCATTTAGACAAAAGGTTGGCGGTAAGAATCGTGGTATGCCTTTAGTCCTTAGTGGCTCAATGGATGTAAAGAAAATGGCTTTTAGCCCTACCGAACTTGACATCGGTACGCTTCGTAGGGTACCGGAAGAAAGAATATCAGCAGTTCTAGGCGTTCCGGCAATATTAGCAGGGCTTGGTGCTGGTTTGGATAGGGCTACTTATTCCAATGCAAGTGAGCTTAGAGAGTTCTTTACAGAGAACAAACTTATACCTTTATGGAAGCAAGTTGGCGAAGAACTTACACAACAAGTGTTACTTCGTGATTATGATGTTGCTGATACAACTTATGCTGAATATGACTTTGCTGGTGTTCGTGCTTTACAAACAGACCAAGATGCATTATTTACTCGTATGAATGTTGGTGTGCAGGGTGGCTGGATTACTATTGCTGAAGCTCGTGAGCAAGTTGGTTTGCCTACTGATGAGAGCCAAGAAGTTTATATTCTTGATGCTAACAAAGTTCTTACACCACAAAACGCTATTGATGATTTTACTGCAACAGAAACAGATGCTGAAGCACAAGATACACAAGAAGTTGATGCTAATGAAAATGTAACTACTGCTGATGATGAAGAACAAAAGTCAGCAGAATTTAAAGTAGTGAGAGAGATTGATGGAGAGTACTGCGTTATAGCAGAAGAGTCCGGTCGTAATATGGGTTGCTATCCTACAAGAGAACTTGCTGAAGCAAGACTGGAACAGATGTCTAGATATTCTGATGGCTCTAAGATTGCACTTGAAGAAGATAAATTTACAACTCAGCGTGAAGCCGAAGTAAGAGCAGAAGAGATTGGTTGTGTAGGTTTTCACACTATGGATAAAGATGGTAATACTATCTATATGCCATGTGATACACATGATGAATACGAAGAGATTGTTAATGGAACAGAAGAAACTAACGCAGAGAGTTAGGGAAGCTCTTAAGAAAAAGGTAGAAGAACATAACGACAAGTATGGAGATACTGCCGGTAAAAGAGTAACCCTTAGCATGCTCGGTGCAGTATTTCGTAGGGGTGTTGGTGCTTATCGAACTAATCCTGAATCTGTAAGACCATCAGTTCGTGCTCAAGGTGGCGAGGACAGGTGGGCGTATGCCAGAGTTAATGCTTTTCTTTATGCAGTTCGTACTGGTAAGTTTCGTGGCGGTAAGTTTGATTTAGATTTATTGCCAAGCGGACACCCATTGTCTAGTCGTGGTAAATCATATAAAGGTCTATATGATGACTTGGATTTTAGTATTCCTAAAGGTGCAAAGGAAGAAGCTAGGCGTGGCTTAGAGTGGCGTAAAGAATTTGGTAGAGGTGGTACTGAAGTTGGTATTGCATCTGCTAGGTATATATCTAATACTGATACTGCTAGTCCAGAGAGAGTTCGTAAGATTGCAAAGTATTTTCCAAGACACGAAGTTGATAAAAGAGCTGAGGGTTATAGACCGGGAGAAGATGGTTATCCATCAAATGGTCGTATTGCTTGGGCGTTGTGGGGTGGAGAAGCTGGTAAAAGCTGGTCGCAAAAACTTGTAAGGGCTATGAACAAGCGTGATGAAAAAGCTGAATCAAGTTTAGAGCTTATATCTCGTAGGAATAAACTGCGTGAAGAAAACTGGGAATATAGAACTAATCGTTTTAGAGATGCTGAAGTTAAAGAAATATTATATAAAGAACATGACAAACTATTAGGAAACTGGGAAACAGTTATTCAAGATGTGTATTTTGATTTGTTACAGAGTCAAGACTTAAAGATTAGGCAACAACTTAATAGAAACGCTTTAAATGATTTTGGGGTAACTGGTCTTATTGACTTTGCCATTGATGAAAATGTCAAGAGCTGGTCTGCTGATGTTTATGATTTGTATATATCTTTACTTAATGACTTTGCCTTTTATCAGGTTGATTTGTTATTGCCTAACGAAAAAATTAATCCACATGTAATTCCGAACAAACAAGAACGCAACAGAAATGAGATTATACAACAGGGGTTTTTCTTTAGGTTGGTATCTGTTGAAAGGTTTCCGCTTGAAAACTTACGAAGCAATCGTGAAGCTATTGATTATGTCAATCAAAGAATAAATCAAATGTTACCGGGAATGGCTAAGACATCTAAGGATAGGTTTAACAGAGCGTTTAGAAAAGCATTAGAAGAGGGAACTAAATTAAATTACACTGGTAGAAAGTTGCAGAGTTTTGTTGCTAACGAAGTTAAGAAAGTTCTTAGTAAGCAAAACTTGAATAGAGCCTTAACTATTGCAAGAACAGAAACTAATGCACTTGCAAATTTAGGTCGCCAAATAGGTGCAAAATCAACTGGCATAATATATACTAAAGAGTGGATTTCGCAGAGAGATGGCGTTGTGCGTGATGCTCATGTCAGTCTTGATGGGTCAGAAGTTAATGAAGATGATAACTTTGTGTATCAGGGTTATAAGTTAGATTACCCCGGAGATAGTTCTTTAGGAGCACCGGCTAATCTTACAGTTAATTGTAGATGCTTCCTTAGTTATCACGAAAAGAGGATATAAGATTGAAAGAGCAAAAAGCAAAAGACTTACTAAGTTTTAACGAGGTAGAGGGTAAAGTTAGTGCAGTATTTTCTGTATTCAACGAGATTGATTCAGATGGAGATGTAGTTTTACCTAAATCAATAAGAAGTGGCTATGGCGACAAAGGTGTCGTTATGTGCTGGGGGCATGATTGGAAGAACATTATTGGTAAAGGTAAGATTAGACAAGATGATACCCAAGCAGTTTTTGAGGGAGAGTTCAACATGAATACAACTGCTGGTAAAGAAGCATACGAAACTGTTAAAGCTATGGGAGATATACAACAATGGTCTTTTGGTTTTGAAGTTAATGATTCTGAAAAAGGTATGTTCAAGAAAGATGGCGGAGAAGAACAAGAAGTCCGATACTTAAAAGATGTTAAAGTTTGGGAAGTTAGCCCAGTATTAGTTGGTGCTAACCAAAACACTCACACTTTGGCGGTCAAAGAAAAAGACCCTGAAGAAGAAGTTGAAGTAGATGATACTGATACAGAATTTGAAGAAGTCAAAGAAGTGGGTATGAGATTTACAGATGAAGTGGATAACTTGCTTATCAAGATGGTCGCTTTGTTGGAAAGAGCTAAGGAGCTTACTGCCTTACGCTTGGGTAAAGATAAGACACTATCAGATAGCAGTACTGAAGCGTTGGAATCATTGAAAGATGCATTACAAGATATGCACCAAGATATTGATACCATGCTTCGTGTTGGTAGCGATAGTGCAGAAGTAATGGAAAATGAGTTAGATGTCAATGATTTGTTTAGGGAAACTACACAATTATTGAACGATACTCTTGATTTATAGGAGAAGCTAATGTCAGAATTAGACAAAAATTCAGCTAAACTTCACGAATTAAGAGAGGGCTTAGCCAAATTTGCAGGGGAAAAAGACTTTTCAGATTTCACTCCAGAGGATAAAACCAAATGGGCTGAAATGAACGAAGAGGCTAAAACTCTTGCAGATAGCGTTAAAGAACAACAAATCTTTGAAAAAGAGATGAAAGATAACGCTGAGGCAATAGAAGCTGGTAAAACAGTAAACCCTTTACCTATTCACGAAGAGAAGCTAGAAGCACCTAAGTCATTAGGAGAGCAAGTTAGAGAAACAAGAGCTTTCAAAGCATACACTGAAGATGGACAAATGAACATATCATCACATGTGAAATGGAATCCACTAATGGAAACCAAAACACTCGTTGATGAGGGTTCAGCATATCCACCAGCAGTAACTAGAAGTGATTTGTTAATTCCTACTGCAACAAGAAACCCTAATGCAGTTATTGATTTGTTTTCGGTTATACCGACAACACAGTTTCAATACAAGTATCTTGAGGAAACTACATTTACCAACAACGCAGCAGAAGTAGCAGAGGGTGGAGCTTTCGGAGAATCCGCTCTTGCATTTACAGAAAAGACCGAAGAGATTAGAAAATTCGGTGTATCTATTCCTGTAACTGAAGAACTTCTTGCAGATGTTGCAAGTGTAAATGGTTATCTTGATACCAGATTAAGAACAATGTTACAGTTAAGACTTGATGGTGTTCTTATTGGTGGTTCAGGTGTTGCTCCAATTATCAAAGGTTTATTGAATGTATCTGGAATTAATACTTTTAACTTCAGCTCATATTCAGGTAATCTTGGAAGAATTGGACAACTCTATCAAGCAATCACAGAAATTAGAAAAGATGCGTTCCTAGAAGCAGATGCAATATTAATGCACCCTAGCGACTGGAATGACATTGTAACCGCAGTTACCGCAGACTTTAATGGAGATGCCACAAAAGGTATCGCCGGAAAAGACCCATTATTTGTGGGTGCTGGTATGTTCGGTGCTGATGCTAATCCAAGCATTTGGGGAGTTAAGGTTGTTCCTACTACCGCAATATCTGCTGGTACAGTATTAGTTGGTGTCTTTGGTGGCGGACTCGCCGCACATATCGTGTCAAGAGAAGGCATGGAAGTTGCTATGTCAGATAGCCATAGTGATTTCTTCACAAAAGACAAAGTAATGATGAAAGCATCTATGAGATTGGGATTCCCAGTTTATAGACCCGCAGCATTTTGCTCAATAACAAACTTCTAAGGAAGTTAAAATTTGGTTTTGTTTTCTCACTCAAGCTATGCAAATAACTTGGGTGGGAAGCAAACCATAGAAAAGGAAATTATGAAAATTAAAAAAGATTTATACATGAACGAAGATGGCGAAGTTAAAGAGGGTACTGCTAAGGGCGACTTGCCTAATGGTTGGGCTAAAGGTAAATTAATTGCTAGAGCCGGCACAGAAATATCTGATTTAGAAGCCAAAGAGTATGGTATAAAAAAAGAAACTAAAGCAAAAGCACCTAAAGAAAACAAGTCTGCGTAGGTAGTTTGTGGCTATTGTTAATGGCTATGTATCTTTAGCCGAACTTAAAACTTACATAGGTCTATCCGGTAGCGGTCAAGATGATAATTTAGAAAACGCTATTGAGGGTGCATCTAGACTTATTGATAAAGTTACCGGAAGAAAGTTTTGGCAAGACAGTTCTGTTGTAGCTAAATATTACACTCCAATACATGATGTTTATTTAATTGTTGATGACATCTCTACTACTACTGGTCTTGTTGTGCAGTTAGACACAACTGATGATGGCTCTTACGATACCACAATGACACTTGATACAGATTTTATTTTAAAACCACTTAACCCAGAATACATTGGCACTGATGGTGGAACAGATTATTATGCACCCTTTAATGAACTTAATATACTTACAACAAGAAGTGATGAACGCTTTGACCACTTGATTCCTAAAAATGTAAAGATACAAGCAAAGTGGGGATATGCTATTGTGCCTGATGCTATCAAACAAGCTACTTTGATACAGGGGCTTAGATACTTTAAGCGTAAAGATACACCCTTTAATGTTTTTGGTAATGAACAAACAGGGCAACAAGAATTATTTAACAAGATAGACCCTGATGCTATGCAACTTATTAAAGGTTTTATAAAGCACAAGTTATGAACTTCCAAGTACAAGGTGCTAATCAACTTAATAGAAGATTACAATTACCGGCACTTGCTGGGGTTGCACTTAGGAACTTTTATTCTGCTTATGGACAAACTGTTGTAACTAAAGCAAAAAAAGAAGCACCAAGATTTACTGGAGATTTGAGAGGTAGTATAACTTTTCAACATGTAAGAGGTGTTGGTGCTATGCCTTTGGGTATAGATGTTTTCTCTCGTAGCAAGTATGCATTGTATGTGCATGGTTTTCTTGATATGCGTGTAAATATGAAAAAGCCATGGACTAGGTCAAGACCACACTATCCGCCTATAAAAGCATTAAAGCCATGGGCAGATGCTAAAGGTATAAATGTTTATGCAGTTCAACATGCTATTGGGCAAAGGGGAACACCGCTTATACCATTTATGAAGATTGGTATCAAGAAAAGTGAAAAGGAAAAGAGAATGCTACTTGCTGGTACTGGTCTTAAGATTGAGGCTACATGGAAAGCTGGTAGAATGCTACCGAGGAGATAATGGCTAACTTAACAAACATTCGTAATGAGATTAAAAACAATCTTGCAAACATAACATCTTTATCTGTATTTGGTTTTGTGCCGGATTCTGTTGAGCCACCTACCGCAGTTGTAGGGGTAATGGATTCTATTGATTACGATGCTTCTATGCAGAGAGGTGCAGATAGATACGAGATACCGGTATATGTTTATGTTGGTAGGGTTGACGCACAAGATAGTCAAGAAACGCTTGATGGCTTTTTGGCTTCTACTGGTGCTAGTTCTATAAAGGCACAAATAGAATCTGATACAACATTGAACAGTCAGGCTCAATCTGTTAGAGTTACATCAGCAGGTAATTATGGAGTTTATAACATAAACAATATTGATTACTTGGGAGTAGAATTTATCGTTGAGGTAATAGCATAATGAAATATTTGTTAAGACAAGATTTGCACATTAAGGATAAAGTCCTTAAAGCAGGGGATATGGTTGATGCAAAAGATATACCACAAAAATCTATGAAGTGGTTATTGGAACAAGAAATCGTTGTTAAAGTAGATAAAAAAATGCAAGAACAAATCTTGCAAGAGAATAGTAAAGAAGAGGAAGAATAATGGGTAGCGGATATGGTGGCGGTAAAAAGCCAAAGAGAAGCGGTCGTAGAAGCAGTGGGCGTAGGCGTAGAGGAAGAAGATAATGGCGTTTAAGCATGGTAAAGACAGTAAAGTCTTTATAAATAATACAGATTTTAGCTCATACTTTAATTCAGTTGATGTTGCTCGTACCGCAGATGTTGCTGAATCTACCACATTTGGTAATGCAAGTAAAACTTATATAACTGGTAATAAAGATGGCACCTTTACAATTACTGGTTTCTTTGATGCTACTGCTGATGCTACACTTCAACCACTTTTGGGCGGTGCTGATATGGTTATAGCCATGGGCATTGATGGTTTAGATGCAACTGATGGTTGTTCTTTTGCTCAAGGAAATATTATGAATTATGGTGTATCGAGTCCAGTTGGAGATATAGTTGCAACTTCTCTCGATATACAAGCTGATAGCGGTGTTTATAATGGTAGCGTTCTTGAGAGTGCTACTGTTACTGCTACTGGCGGTGGAACTGCAAGAGATAATACTACATCTACCGGTAATGGTGGTGGAGCATTTTTGATTGTTAGTTCTGCTTCAGGTACTAGCCCTACATTAGATGCTAAGATTACTCATAGTGCTGATAATGTAACTTACGCAGACCTAGTAACTTTTACACAAGCTACTGGTGCTACTTCGGAAGTTAAAACAGTTGCTAAGGGTACAACAGTAAATAGGTATTTAAAAGTACAATATACTATTGGTGGCTCGAGCACACCAACTTTTAGTGTTATAGTAGGATTTGGAAGAAATAATTAAGAGGAGAATATATGGCATTTACGCATGGTAAGGATTCAGTTTTTAAACTAGATAACTCTGGTGGCTCATTAACTGATATATCTGCTTACATTAACTCTGTTGATTTTCCGGAAACCGCAGATGTTGCTGAAACTTCAGTACTCGGTGCTTCCAGTAAATCTTATATTGTAGGACTTAAGGACTCGACTATCGCAATAGCTGGTCTTTGGGACGCTACTGTTGATGGTATTCTTGGTGCAGTTGTCGGTCAATCCGCAACTTTATCATTTGAGTACTCTCCAGAGGGAACAGCAAGTGGAAAAATTAAATACACAGGCGAGGCTATTCTTACATCTTACTCACAAAGCAGTCCAGTAGGAGATGTCGTTTCATACTCCGCAGACTTCCAAGTAAGTGGGAATGTAACTAGAGGCACTCACTAAATTAAATAGAAAGAACACATGGAATTTTTAGATTTAAACAAATTACAAGACTTGCCTAATGTTCCTGTAAAGGACATTGTTATTCCGGAGTGGAAAGCAAAAGTCAAAGTAAAAGGTCTAACCAAAAAAATGCAAGTTGAACTGGCTCGTATATCTACTGCTGAAGATAGTGATGCTTTTGATTATCAAAAGGCATTGTTAAAGGCAAGTGTTATTGAGCCACAACTTGATGATGAAGCTATTGAAATGTTGTATGAAAAAGATGCAACAGTTATAGATAAGCTCTTTGTTGAGATTGCAGACCTTAATGGCGTAGGCGGTGATGTTCAGCAAGATATAGCTGAGCAATTTCAAGAATAACCCAGACCTAGCTTTTACTTTTAGATTAGCTCGTGATTTATCAATGACAGTTGGCGAACTTAATAGTACAATGTCATCATACGAATATACACAATGGGTTACTTTTTACTTATGGGAACAAGAGGAAAGTAATAAAGCCCAAGCCCTAGCACAAGCTGAGGCACAATCTAAAGCGAGGAGAAGATAAGTTGGGAGCCGGTGCAGACTTAATAATTAGGATTGCTACCAAAGGTGCTAAATTAGCATCTGCACAAATGGACAAGCTAGGTAAATCATCTTTACTAGCTGGTGGTAAATTAGCAACATTTGCGAAGATAGGTGCTGGTGCGGTAGCCGGTGCGTTACTTGGTGTTGCTAAAGGTGTCGTTGATTCTGTTCAAGCATTTGCAGATTTTGATGACAAGATGACACAATCTCTTGCTATTATGCAAACAACTACTGCTCAACAAGAGCAGATGGGTAGGGTTGCTCGTGAAGTTGCTACTCAAACTGCAATATCGGCGACTGAATCTGCTGAAGCATATTTT